CAGGGACAATAGGGTACAATGTGGCACTCAGACACACACTTCCCACCGGACAGTTTACCTAGCTACAACTGACAAGCTGTTCCTTAACGGAGGAAAACCCGGAGAGTTTTGGTACCACTCACAACCGGCTAGCTAGAAGCTTCGTCGTAGTGACGTGCCAATATTCACTACTGCTACGCCCAATTTTAGGTCGAGGGAAGACCCCGCACAGCACGAAGTGCCGATGAACGGGGGCGGCGCAATGCTGCACGCCCAGCCAAATTTGGTACCCCGGCTGGCCGGCCGGCTCCAGTTATACTCATGGCGAGTACTCCCGACAATCATGTCAGGAGCGTGGTGGTCACCTGCGCGCCCCGCTGCGCTATGGTGACCACACCGGACGAAAAGTAGCATATCACCGTATGGCGAAATGCTGCCACCTGTTGCTGAGGGCTGTTCACCAAACTGCCATCAGCAATCCACGTCAGGTTCAGTGAACAACCGGTATTGTTCACAATGACGTTCGCGAAAGGCACAGTGCCAGACGTGACCCAGGTGCCCGGAGCAGCAACGGTTGTGTACTCCGGAAACAAAAGCATCTGGGTCATATTGGTCGTGGCGTACGCGGTCACCTGCACATTGACCAAGTAAGCGTAGTTGGCCTTCAAAGTGAACACACCAGCGGCGTACAAAAGTCCCAACTTGTCGACCTGCCCATCTGGCACTGAACCATCAGCGCCAGCATAGTAGTCCACAAAATTGGTCAGAACGGTCGGGACGTTATTCGCCGGAGTCTGATTCGCGTTCGTCCAACGGAACAAACCCATCAGATTCGGCTCACTGGGAGGAACTGGAATGCGCGGGTTGGTCAGCTCGATGGTGTAGCGTACACGCAACTCTCCAACGGCAGTACTCCCGTTACCCGGCGCAAGTCCGGTGGTCATGACAAAAAGACGCCCCATGTCGTACATCTTCTGGTCAGTGCCTGGCACAACACCAGTTCGCGTGAACTTGGTGCCAGGGGTCAGACGCTTTGGGTCCAAAGTCAATACCATATTCTCATACGGCATGCCATCAACATGTGGATCAATGGACTCCATCTGCTGGGGCGTCTGTGGGCTGGCCTCAGTGGCGTCATAGTTCACAGCGAGAATCACCTTGCCTGCCGTTCCCGCTCCGGAGAATGCGGAAACCAAAGGTCGATAGTAAAACTCCATAGAGACGCACCTGTACTGCTCATATTGGACAGCAACGGCCTGACCCCACTTCGCAAAACCTTGCGAGGAGGGATCCAAAGCAGGTTGGAGTTGCACAACGACTACTCCAGTTTGAGACGCGACGGACGGGCTCGGAAGATCAGGAAGCGTCACGATATTCTGGACGAACTCGTCCTCGTGGATACGCTGGTTCCGCAACCCTGGCTGCTCTCGCGCGTTGCGATAAGCATTGGGTGCCTCAGAAAGGGCAGCGGCGACACCAGGTCGCAGCTTAGGAGCTTTCTCCTTCTTGCCCTTCTGCTTTGGGTGGTTCACACGTCCAATGATAGCAGACTGTGCCTTCGCAGCTGCTTTCTTGTCGTGTAAAGACTGCGCCTTGCGCGCAGCCTTGCTCTCGGCCTTGGTCATAGGGCCATACATGGTCAAAAGATATAAAATCAATTTCGAAACGCGGTTGATGGCCATCTCACCGCATAACGAAAGCGCAATCCCAACTATCCAGTCGGGGGCGCCCATGTTGAGAGCATGGTCGTCCGTTCCTGTGTAAGACCCGTGACTACCATTAATTTGCTGCTCCAGCTTGTGGATGCATCTGCACACGGGAATAAAATTTTGTCCCGTAAAGAACATCATCGTGCTCACAATCGCACGCTTTTGTGATGCCTCAATATCTGATCCACGGATATTGAGGATGTCCTTGGCAATTTGATGCACCTGGTATCCTGGCATAGCATGGTCATCTGTGTTTGTAAACGAACCATGGGATCCCATCAGCTTTTCATCACCCAGCTTCTTGGATCCCTTGTTCCGTCCTCGTAGAGCCACAGACCCCGATTTCTTATCGAGTGACTGACGAACAGACTGCGTGACCACTTTGCGCTTGTCCACGCGTTTCTTCTTAAGCACATCTCCGTCACGGCGTTTCGGTGCCGACTCGATGTGTGCTTGAACCTCCGTCAGTATTTGCTCCACCTCCTCCTTGTCCTTCGGAGGGATTGGTTGGTCCGCGGGCTCTTCAGCACTCACGAACACAATGGGCGCTGCCTTGACGTCCTCCTTCGTTGAAGGTCCGTACACTAGGCCATCGACAGCGACAGGATGCTCGGCTTTGATCTCATCATCGACGTGGATCCACTCAGGCGGATTCATCAGCATGGCTATAGCGGTCTCGCTGCCCGCTTTTTCGCCACGCAATGCGCCTATCCATGCGTCATAGAGTAACCAGCACGCGCCTGGGAGCGACTCCAGCACATATTCCTTGGACTGGTAATCCGGGAATTGCTGAAATTGCTCGTCAGCGGGGTTGGAAGCAAACCAGCTTGCCAACTCAGCACCGACCACATTGTGATTATTCAACCCACCTTCTGTGATCTTGACCAGATCATCGTGGGCCACGCAGTGGCGGACAGCCTCGGCGGCCCAGTCGCCGAGAGCGAATGTGTAGCGATCAGTCAAATACAATGACAGTGCCTTCATCCGCATTTTCAAAAAGGGCGTCCAGTTCCCGGTAAGTGGACCGGAAACATTGATCTTCAGGGCCTGGCGCAAGACGTCACAAGTGTTGAATGAGTTGCCCCACCACACTTCTTCGCCAAACACACGTGAGAGCATGTCAATTCTCTCGCCCCGTTGAGCAATCTTCACCTTGAAGTTCTGACCATGAGACTGTGCAGCCTTAGTCAGACAGGCGGGATCTATGTCAAAACACAGTGTGTCATCCCCCCCCACTTGGCCACGGCACAGCAACGCATATGCTTGCTTCTTGTCAAAATGACTACCGTCATCGTTGCGCATCCTACGATACCCAGAGAAGACGATGCATCCGACATCTAGCGAGTTCAATGGTGCTGTCTCAAATGACCCTGAGCCCCGGCATCCACTGCCAGGGACCCGAGCGCCCTCACGGGTACGCCCAGGGACGCCATATTGGCGCTCTTGCAGCTCGTGTAACTCCTGGTGGTGTTCCAGCGCGAAACCCCGGCTGAGCCCAACCTTCTCAGATACTCGTTCAACATCGCAAACGTTGCCATCAAACCGGTGCGCATCACTCAATGCAGCACTCGTGGATAGGATGGCACCAGCAGCGACGCGTTCAGAGAACCTGAGCGGTGAGTGGCCGAATGCATACCAATGGATATTCTGTTTCATATAATCCATCAGCGCATACATGTAACACGCCCATCGTATACGGCTGGTTGGGCCATACACGGTAATTGGACGGGGATCTTTGACTCCATTGTAGCTCTCGGCTTTCATGAAGAGCGCAGTGCCCTCCACTAGTCCATCGCCAAACAACAAAGCCTGCTCCCAAAGTGCCAACTGAGACGGACGCTGCAAGCGTTCCGATGCCTCCTCGACAGTCAATGGGTGCAGTAGATGTGCAATTGGGAATACCATCTCCCAAAACTCGAGCATGGTCAAAATCGTCATGTCGTCAAATTTGCACTTCTTCATAAGCTCCCGAATCCGCCCCTCAATCATCCTATCGTCATTCCCGATCGTCTTGACCGGGGCAAAGCAGCCATTTGCAAAGCCGGGCATAAAAGCCACCATGCTAGCTGGCGCGTCATCCTCAACGGGATGCTCATCCGAGTAGAACTGATAGTTGCGGACTGGCTTGGTTGGGACGAAGAATTTCGCTTCGACCTTTCCCTTGCACTTTGAGTGGTACGCTGCAACTGCCTGGCACTCCGAAAATGTCAAATCGGAATCGGGCAAACGGCTCTTAACCGTAGCAGCAGAAATCATTCCACTCGATGACGATGCGGCCAACAAGGCCAGTGCATCGTCATCCGCGGCGTTCAGATTACAGCAGGCGTAGCTGTTAACTGGTGCCATTGATACCGTGACTCCCGTCTTGAACACATTGCGTATGCGTGCGTATCCGTTATGCACGATCTGCAACCTCTGCAAACCGACATTCGAAACGAATAGCCCAGCGAATGCGCTAGTGATGATGCGGAAGGGAGTCAAAAGAATGATGGAATGAGCCATCGTCAGCCGTTTCCGGTTAACGTAATAATACACATAACCCAATGGCATGCCGGTCAACCGGTCATACCCAGTGCAAAAGCACAAAAAGTCATGTCCATAATCCCACAGCTCATGCTCATAATGTCCCGCGCCAGAGACATCGACGATGATTCGGTTGTCGGCACCAAATTGCCATGTGATCTCGCCATCTGAGTTAGCCGCCATCGTGGGTGTCATCGTTGTGATGCACGTCAAAGCGGGCGTACCCATCAGGGAAGGGATATCATCATGGTAGTCTGAGTCGTTAAAAGTGCGTATATGGCGCGCAGGATCCAGAACATCATTCCGGGGATCCAAAGTCACATCGACCGGCCACAACCACACCAAAGAACCATCATTGCCATTCTTCACATCTCGTTTAGACATCTGTCTATTGTAACAAGTCATACCCAATATAGATGCGAACAACACGGAAGTCTTTACGCCTGCATTACGATCTGCGGCTGACTGTCCGTGGTGGTGCGTTCGCTTCTTATTCACCTTGGTTACAACGGGATGCAATTCGTCAAAAGAAGATCGAATCACCTCAGCCGACAACGGCAGAGGCTTGACAGAATTCGCGTGCAGATATGGACTCGCCACAGCGCTGACGCTATACTGCCAATTCTTCATGGCCCTCTTGACACGATAAGAAAACACAGCCACCACCGCGAAAACCGCGACGCGGCGCCATGTTATCCGATCCTTCACCGCCCGGAAGAGCGCAACAGCGCTCGACGTGACTGGTGGGATTTGAATCTCCCCGAAGCGCTTCAGCGCTACGGCGGACATCGAAAGGGCGGCGGATGCTATCCCAATGTTGACATTCGCTGTCGTACCCAAAGGGAAGGACCCACGCAACGTCTTCGCGACGCCGGCGAGTTCATGCGGAATGGTATGGTCCAGAGGGTAACCTGGCCAAAACCACATGTAAACTCGCCTACCTTGCTCCATGATCAGGCGCCCAAATATCCCGCTAGCAGTGTTGGAAACAACCGTCGGGATGACGGAAGTCAACATGCTCAATGACAAGATACCCATGACCACGGGTCGATA